ACTACCGGCATATTTGTAGAGTACGTTAAGTCAACTTTTCCACTAGGAACAACCGATGGCCAGAGCTACACGGTCAGGCCGAGGGCGTAATGAGCAAATACGAATCAACACTAGTTAGTGATTTAGAAATGGAACTAAATCTAAAAATACAGTGGCGAACTCGCGACGGAAAGAGTATTGCGCTTGGCGATATAGGGCAAGAGCATTTACTCAGAATAATCAAAAAAATGGAACGTGACGCGGTTGACATCGGAGCACCAATCACAGACTATTTTGATGATGATAACGGTATGTCGGGAGAGGTAGTTGTAGGGCGTAGAAGTCCACTAGAGTCACTGGTCGCTTGGAGGTATGAGGATTTTATTAAAGTATATAACTATAGATTCGGAGGACAAGTAAATGAAACTTACCAATAGAAAAGAGTCCAGAGCAAAAACCTGGCTGAAGATCGCTATACTGGTGTATCTGGCGCTATGGTTCGCAAACGTAATCGTCCGGCAATTCTAATGCAGTTGCACGAGTATCAGACAGAGTACCTTGAAAACCTACCGAAAAACGCTGTGATGGCCGCAGATGTCGGCCTTGGCAAAACAATTATGGCACTAGAGCACGGCCGTAGGCACGAAGCCACGCGCTTACTAGTAGTAGCGCCGGCCAGTAAAGTCCGCACCGGCGACTGGAACAGGGAGATTGACCGCTTTTTCCCCAAAGGAGCACCAGAGCACGAGGTCATCAGCTATGAGATGTTTGCAAAGCGCTGGAAGGAGTTTGTCGACCCCAAGCTGACGGTTATATTCGATGAGGTGCACTTTATCTGTAATGCAACGGCCAAACGCTCAAGAGCAGCCATAAAGGTTGCCCTTACAGCCAAGCAGTGGATTGGACTGAGTGCCACAAGCCTACCAAATGGCTGGAGATCGGCTGAAACTTACGCGATACTCACAGGCTTGTCAAGGAATAAGACAGAGTTTGTGAATCGGTTTGTTATAACTGACCGTAGCCGTGGCTTTCCGCTGATACTAGGCTACCGAGAAAAGGAATTGCTCGAGCAGTGGTGGGGAACAGTGGCCAAGCCACTCGAGCGCACCGGCATAATGCACCTACCGAGCCAGAATATAGCAATCAAGCCAGAAATGAGCGGCAAGACCGCTAAAGTATACCAAAAGGCGCTAAAGAACCGCATTGTCACCGTTGATGGTGAGGACGAGCTACTGGACAGCCCCAGTAAACTGTTCGCAAGGCTCCGGCAGTTACCGACACCAGTCCGCGTGGATGCTTTACAAAGTATAGTGGAATCAACCGAAGAGCACATTATTGTTTTCTATAACTTTAATGTCGAGCGCGATGCCGTGCTGGAAATGTTAGCGAAAAACTTTAAGGAAAGGACAATATATGAGCAATCAGGTCACTCCTCGAGGCTACCAGAAAGAAGTGATTGGGCAACTCTTAAACCAAGCGTCACCATCGCGCAGTATCAGTCTGCCTCACAGGCGATTGAACTTACTTACGCTTCGGTCACTGTTTATTTATCACCGTGCACAAGCTACGCAAACTATGAGCAGTCTAAAGGGCGCACAAGGCGCAACGGCCAAGAGAAAACCACGCTTTTCTATCACATCGCGGCGGAAGGATCGCTAGACCAGCATATTTGGGGCATAATCAAGAAAAAGCGGGACTTTTCCACAGCAATGTTTGAGAATATAGTTGACATTAAATAATATGTATATATAATAAGAGATGAGGTAATTTATGACTAAACATATACAAGTGACGGACAGTTCCGAGCCGGGAGACATCCCAGTCCGCCGTCGAAACACACAGGGAATTCAGACGACATCAGTGTCGATGACTATCCCGAAAGAACTGAGCCAGACTATTAACGGTATCGTTGTAGAAACTAAAAAATCGAGAAGCCTGGTAATCACCGAGCTAATCAGGAAAGGACTAGAAAATGAGTAGAATTGTATTTATCCTAGGGAGCAGTGGCTCAGGAAAAAGCACGAGCCTACGCAATTTAACAACCGATGAAGTGAGTGTGATGTCAGTAACCGGCAAGGAATTGCCATTTAAGACTGACATTGAGGTAAACGCCCGAGCAACGTATGAAAGCGTCGTTCAGTGGGTCAGCGCCGTTGACAAGCCTATTATGGTGCTTGATGACGCCAACTACCTGATGAGCAACTTCGAGTTCTTGACACTCAATGAGAGTGGCTACGGCAAGTTTGCTCGCAACGCACTTGGTATGGTGAATGTATTTAATGCAATCATCAACAAGGAAAGTGACCAGACGTTCTACGTTATGGCTCACACTGAATCAAATGAGGATGGACACCTGCACTTTAAGACTACTGGTAAGATGGTATCTGAGAAGTACAACCCAGCCGGTATCACCAATATCGTGCTTGAGGCTGCATACGATGACCAGTCCGAGAGCTTTGTGTTCCGCACTAAGGCTGACGGCCGTGGCGTTAAGAGCCCGATGGGTATGTTCACCGAGCCAACTGTTGACAATGACCTAAAAGTCGTCAACGCAACAATTAAAGCGTACTACGCATCAACTAAGAAGGAGAAATAATAATGGTTAAAGTAACAATGACAGACGAAGATCTTGCAACACGCACAGGTGGCAACTATTTCAGCGAAGGTGTCCACGAAGTTCTTATTCAAAAGGCAGAACGTGGCGTAACCGATAGCGGCAAAGAGTACGCTGAGATAACCGTACTTGGTCACGATGACGAGGTAGGCACCGCTCGCCTATGGTTCAGCACAGAGAAAGCCGGCAAGTATGCACTCAGTATTCTCTCAGGTATCGCCGTGCACAACCGTAAAGATGACGCCGCTAAAGAGAAGGCTCGCGCCACATTCAAGGCTATCACCGACACCGACGAAGTGGACGACAAGTTCCTCGCTAGGTTCAAAGAGATGGACGCTTGGTTTATGGTGCAACAGTCTGACCGCACTTACCAAAATGCTGAAGGCGAGACCAAAAACAGCTACGACCGCAACATCTACGGCTACGAGCCTAAGATGAAGCCGATGACAGCCGAACAGCTCATCTCTAGCGGTACCCCAGTATCAACTGACGACGTACCATTTAAATAAGGAGGCATATGAAAATAACTGACATCACAGCAGCAACAGGGTTCACATACTCAGACGCATCCCAGAAATCACCAGAATGGATTGCTATCCGCGCCCCGCGCGTGGGTGCAAGCCAGCTCGGTGACTGGATGGCGGTAGGCGTCAAAGGGCAACCCCTAAAAGCCCGAGCCGATCTCGAAGGTGAGATTGCGTTCGCCAAGGCTTTCAACCAGCCAATGAGCCGATACGTCAACGGAGCAATGCAAGAAGGCATTGACAACGAGGACTTTATGGCGGAGCAATACGCAACAAAGTTCGGGGTAACCGTTGACACTTGCGGATGCTTCTACAATGAGCACTTCGTTGCAAGCCCAGACCGGTTAGTCGGCACAGATGGCTTGCTTGAGATAAAGTGGCTACAGGACAATAAGTTTAACGAGGTCGTTAAGACCGGCGAGCCGCTAAGAGAGCACACCTTGCAAATGCAGGGGCAAATGTGGTCAACTGGCCGTCAGTGGTGTGACTATATGGTAGGCAACGGCAACACAGGGCGCTACATCGTCATCCGCGTTAAGCGTGATGAGGAGATAACCGCCAGTATCGCCGAAAGCGTACCAGCAGTCGCAGACATCGCAGCACTCAATACTAAAGATGTATTTGCCTTCACCACGCAGGTACCAGAACAAATTACGGAATGGAAATAATACAATGCTAGACTCAATAGCTAACGAACTAATGATCGCGAGCAGACTGCTCAAGACGAATAACATAAGCCACATTGCTGGTGAGATTGGCTACCGACCATTGCTTATCATCACCGCACTAGACAAGGGTATCGAGACCGGCAAGCTTGCCTACAATAAGAAGAAAGACACCATCACTATCTCTGCTGACGTTGAGGTTGAGAAACTAGCCGTTACCGAGGCTATGACGGAACTAATCGAACTCATTGAGCAGTTTATGGGGTATCGCAACGCCGAGGGTACAGATATGACCGTAGATGAGCTTATGATGCTTCTCGGAGGCACACCGGACTTGCACATTAAGATAGCTGCATACGTCAGCGACAAGCTCACCACTTACGAGTACGCACAGCCGAAAGACAAGAAAAGCGTCTACACCTTCGTTACCCTGAAGGAAAACGCAGACAAGCAATGGGGCTCTAAGCAATTCGACGCTAAAAAGTCGAAAGCCCGCAAACTCGCCGACAAACAATAAAATTAACAATTCAAGTGTGTAGTGTTGGGTATATAAACAACACAGACTGTCGTCCGACAAAGCAAGGTTAAGGGCGACGCTTGCAAGGTGATGCGAAACACCAATATGCCTAGCACCACACACTTGAATAACTAATAAGGAGAATGAAATGGTCAAACTAACAAAAGAACAAGCACTAGAGAAAATCGAAGAACTGAAAAAATACGTTGATGGGGTAGACACTAAGGTTAAAAAGACTGTTGGTGTAGCTATTAAATCACGATATGGGAGTGAAGGTGTAATTTACCAGTCAACTAAAACGATCCTGAAAGGAGCTGTTGAGGAGGCGGTACAAAGTGGTGCTGACCTGAGTGGTGCTGACCTGAG